GATCTTTCCGACCAGGCGATGTTGGCGTTGTTCGCTTCGCGGCTTCAGAACTCGGATTGGAAGATCGGCCAGCGATTTGGGACACCTTCATTCGCCGGCTACGGCATCGATCTCTCGTACTCAGCTTCTGATCAGCACGAGTACATGATGCGATGCAGCGCCTGCGGCCATTGGCAGATTCCCGAGTTCAGTCGCATCTTCTGCGAAATCCCCGGTCTTCCAGATCACATCGAGCAACTGAGCGACATCGACGACGACGTGGCAGGAAAGTGTGACCTGACAAACGCCAGCGTGGTCTGTGAACGGTGCCGTGCGCCGTTGGATCTTGGCGACCCTGGGCTACGTGAATGGATACCGCGTCATCCCGAGCGCAAACACGCGCGAGGTTATCGTGTGCGGCCGTTCACGACGAGTCGTCTGTCGATCCAGTACATCGTCACTCAGCTTCTTCAATACAAACGGCGAGATTACATAAGGGGATGGTTCAACACAGTGATTGGAGAAGCGTTCACCGACAATACTGTGCGGCTCAGTGAAGCCGACATCAAAGCGTGCATGGTTTCTTCCGGTGAACCCACGATCAGTTCGACGACCCCGGTGTGGATGGGCGTGGATATGGGGCAGGTGTGCCATATCACCTTGGGCGCGGGCTCGAATCTCAACAACTTGATCATCTTCCGGTTCCGTACCTTGAACGTCGATGATCTGATTCCAACCATCAAAGAGATCAACGAGACGTTCAACCTGGTAGGTGGGGCGTGCGACCGGCATCCTTACACGCCGACTGCGAACGAAATCATGCGTGTGACCGAGGGTAAGGTTGTTCCGGTTGAGTATCGCGGTCAAAAGGAGCTGAACCCGATCAAGAACACCGAGGACCAGATTACGCATTGGCAGGCGAACCGTACCGAGCTGCTGGATGAGGTCGCCAAGCGGGTCCGAGCGCAGAGCCTGAAGATGTACGGGTTCGGTCTTCAGCAGTTCGCGATCAGCGAGCAGCTTCGAGACATGGTTCGCGACGAGAAGCCCGAGGAACCAGCGACATGGGTCAAATTGAATAACAATGATCATTACTTCCATTCGCTTGGTTTCCTTTGTGCTGGCGTGAAAATCCGGAATATTCTTGAAAATTTGTCCGGAGCCGATCAGAGAGTTCATGTTGGTCTCATCGGCGTTGAGAGTAAGCCGACGACGCCGTTATTTGGAACTGGGCAAAAAGATGCTGGGTTCATCTACGGTGATCGTTCTTCAATGAACCGGCGTCGAAGCATTCGGAGTGCCTGAAATGGACCGAGGCGTGAAGGACGATCAGAATCAGGATCTTGGAACTCGCCTCGCGGTCCATGTGGCTGTTTGCAACAACACATGGTGCGCGGTGAACAAGCGCCTTGATAGGATTGAGAAGGCGCTGATCATGGTCGCATTCACCTTGATCGTCGGCTTGACCGGAGCCCTGGCCCAACTCGTCATTCGTCACGGAGCGTGAGATGGCCGGTATCACCAATTTGCTTCAACTGATTTTGCCAAAACGCAAGTCGAAGACGGGCGGCACCGCTGTTACTCCGACGTTCAATGTTTCCGCGCCTCAGCAGGTAATTCCTGTACCGGGTACGCAGGATCATCTCACCGACATCTTCGAGACGAGAATCGCGCAGGATGCCAATGCGCTGATGCGGTTCATCGCGAAGAATGATCCGGATGTCTCGGCCGCGTTCAACGCATATCTGACTCTTTCCAACACTGAGCCCTTGTTCTTCGTCCGTGATGTGAACGGAGAAATCGACCGGAACGCGGACAAACTTCTGCGGCAGTTGCTGGTGGTGATGACGCATCAGACCGATTACACGCTCGGGTTTCAGATGAAGCCGAGTTTGAAATCGATGTGCGAAAGTTTGCGCTACATGAACTTGCTGCGTGGCGCTTGCATGGGCGAGTTGGTCGTGAACAAGCAGCTTGTTCCGGCCGAAATCCGTTTGGTTGATCCACTTACCATCCAGTGGTTTGAAGCCAAGGCTGGTGAATATAAGCCAATGCAATCTGTAGCCGGCGCGAGTCAGCTTATTGATCTCGACATTCCAACCTTCTTTGCTTCGTACTATCGGCGCGATCCACTGTCGATTTATCCGACTTCGACGTTCATCAGCGCCATCAATACGATTTCGGCGCGACAACAGGTCATCAACGAGTTGTATCGCATTACGCGAGCCACGGGTTGGCCGCGAATTGACCTGAAGATTGTCGAGGAAGTGTTGATAAAAACGGCCCCCGGCGATGTGAAGGCTGACCCCACCAAGCTACGTGCATACGTGGGCGCGCAGCTTACGGGGATCGCGAATCAGTTTGCCAACATTCGTTCCGACCAGGCGTTCGTTCACACGGACTCGGTCGAGGCGAAGGTGATCAACGAGAAGTCGGCGGGCGTCTCGATCAACATGGATAGCGTGATTGGCGTGCTCAACGCGCAGAACCAAGCCGCGTTGAAGACGGTCGCCACGGTTCTTGGTCGCGGTGATAACGGCGTGAACACGGCATCGGTCGAGACCCGCGTTTTCTCGATGAATGCCGACGAGCTGAATATGCCGGTCGCTGAGTTCCTGTCGCGGGTGCTTACGACTGCGATGCAGATACTTGGACAACAGGTGTTTATTGAGGTGCGATTCCGAAAGGCTGAGCTACGACCGGATTTGGAGTTGGAGCCTCAGCTTACGATGCGCCAGTCGCGGCTTCAGAAGGATCTTAGCCTCGGCATCATCACTGACGATGATTATCACATCCAAATGTATAACCAGATTCGTCCCGATGCAGCGCCTGAGCTTTCCGGAACCGGATTCTTGGTCCCCACATCTGGTGCGCCGACCGATCCAAACGCAAATGATACGCCCCCCGGCTCCGATCCGGTCGCGCGGGCAGTCACACCAAAGCAACGTGGGGCGCAGCGTTCGTCGCAAGTCCAACCGGGGAAGGGTAACAATCCGAGATGAGCTGGTGGCTGATCCCAGTGGCGATCACACTCGCGATCATTTTCGGTATCTACTTAATTGTCAAAGGAGAATGAGTGTCATGCACAAAATCTTTGCTCTTGGGTACACGATCTCGATGATCGCCCCGGTCTTTTTCCTCAGCCTCGTGCTGACTGTGCCGACCTACGCCAACGCAGCGACGGCTGCCGAGGCAGCCGATGTGTCCGGGGCATTTGGCTGCAAGAAGACGACGCAGGTGCGGGTGTGCGCCGGCACCGAATGCAGAATCGTCACGGTTTGCGACGAAAGTTCCTGAGCGGCAGTATCCTTTCCTTATCGGAATGCCGACGAAAGGATGCTTTCGCTTGTGTTTCACGTGAAACATTTGAATTTAGTATTTGTATTTGGTTCATGACGCACCGCTCAATTCTTGGTTCATTCGCGTCTCAGGAACTGAATCCCTTGTAGGTGAACCTCGTGGCGAAAGCAATCGACAAGACGGACAAGATCAAGGCTCAGATCACCAAGGTTTATGGTGGCCCGGTGAACTTTGACGCTTTGAATGTCTACGAATCGATCTCGCTCAACACGCTTCCGTTGACCAAGCCGGGGACGATTTGGAACAAGGCAGTGATCGATGGTGGCGTGCTCTACGACATGGCGGCGATGCTGAAGAACGGTGAGAGTGTTCCCGTGATTCTTCAGCATGGCGATAACGTCGAGACGTTGCCGGTCGGCAAGGTGTTCTACGGAGACATTCGAGCCAGCGGAGCCGGGACTGGTGTAACCGAACTTCGGACCTTGTTCTATGTGCCGAACACCGAGCCCACGATTGTCAACAAGATCGAGACCGGCATTCTGGATGAGGTTTCGGTTGGGATCCGGACGAAGCACCTGGCGTGTTCGGAATGCGGTTGGGACTACCTCGGCGCGGATGCGTCGATCATGAATTTCCTGGAGCTGACCTGTGCCAACGGTCACCAGATCGGTGTCAATGGCGTTTTTGCGAAGGGCATCGGTCTCGACAGTTGGCGCGAGATGTCTCTCGTCAACAAGGGCGCGGCCGATCATCCGAAGATTTTACCCCCGGCAAGGGCCGAATTGAATGCTTCGGCATTCGACATCAAATCGGTAGTTCTTCATGCGACGGCTGGTCGCGAACCGAACAAAGGAGACAGTACGATGAGCGTCGAAGACCTCGCGACAGCCAAGGCGAACCTCATTATCGCGGAACGTGATCGTGACGCAGCGAAGACGGAAGTTACCGCGCTGACGGCCAAGGTCACGACTCTGACGGCCGAGGTCGCCGAGGTGAAGAAGAACCTTGAGTCCGCCAAGAATGCGGATACAGAGAAATTGAAGACTGAGTTGAAGACCGCCACGGATGGTCTCGCCTCAGTCAACGAGTTTCTGACCGAGATTGCGGAAGCCGCCTTGGTCGCAACGGGCAAAGCCAAGACCGATTGTCCCAAGGACACCGCCGGTCTCGTGAAGACGATCAAGGATGCCCGCGCGACTTTGGCGATCAACATCCCGGTCGGTGGTAGGGCGAACGCGGCAGTCGGGGACGCGAACAAGCCTCAGTCAATGTCCCTCGATGCGTTCAAGACCCGGAAATAAGGAGATTCAGTCATGGCCAACGAACGTAACATTGGCGCTATCGGCGCAGTCAGCATGGCGGGCCTGTTCGATGAGAACTGGCTGTGGACCTTTCTGATTTCGGGAACCGTCGTCAAGACGGATGAAGGCAAAGCGGTCGCGCTGGACACAGCCGTCGCCAATACCGTCAAGCTGGCGGGTGATGGCGATGAAGTCATCGGCCGTCTGGAGGTCTTCGAGGACCGTGTGTCCGAAGGCATCAAGGTTGCGACGGTCGCTCTCAAGGGTGGCGTCAAGCTTCCCTACCTCACCGGCCAGACGATGGTCCTCGGCGGCGGGGTCCAGGGTTCTTCGACTGCTGGCAAGGTCAAGCCTCTGGCGGCTCAGTCTGTGGATGAGTCTGGTACGGCGACGTACACCGTGAAGATGCGCCGGAGCATCATCGTCGAAATCGACACGGTTGCCGAGACCGTTGTCGTCATTCTGCTGTAAAGGGAGTCAAAGACTATGAACCGTTCACTCGTCGA